CTCCTCGCAACAACCTAAAACTTAGCATTCGAAATTTTATTTGGAGCCACTTTAACGCATCTTACCTCTTACCATGGATACTATCCTCAGTACCTTCGGCCAATTAACCTCTTGGTTTCGCAGAAAGACTAATCTCGAGTACATCGGTGACTACCATTACCGTCCTCGTCATCCTGAAGTCAATTCTGACGCATATGAAGCACATCAACGTGTTCTCAAGAGAATCATGGAACAATACCTAACTGGTGAAGAAATACACTACATCACTGAAGAGCATCGCCGGTCAAATATGACTGAAGAAGCTATTTTAGCTGACTTTTTCGCCAATGATGTTGAACCACACGACATACCGTTTGATCATCACACCGAGTACGGGCTTCACTGCCTATACGAACGTTTCAAACCACCGCAATTGTGCAGACCTGTACATATTGACGACGTCTTCAACGCTTACCCTTACAAATGGCAAGTAAACGCCGAACCTCCCTTTTCCACTGACCGATACTTCCTCGATGAACTACCTACCTACCGACAATTCTGGGACGAAGATTTACAGTCTTTTTCAAAGTACGTTGACCCCACAGAACTCAATCGCCGTCTTCATGACCGCAACATTGACTTGGTCCTCGACACTAAGACCCCGCCCAAATTCGGTTTCCTCAAAGACACAATCCATTCATGGACCAAACGCTGGTCTCATGTCATCAAATCTGGATTTACAGACCTCGCTCACTTGAGCTCAACGGCCTATGTCCGAGATAGATTCATCTTCCCTATGTTACTACACACTAAAACTGCAATCGTCAAGAAATACGATCCCGAAAAGATGAGAACAATTTGGGGCTGCTCAAAGCCTTGGATTGCCAACGACACCTCACTTTGGTGGGAATACATTGCATGGATTAAACTCAATCCTGGCATCACACCGATGCTTTGGTCATATGAGACATTTACTGGTGGCTGGTTCAGACTGAATCAGATACTATTCGAATCCTTGCTACGTAACTCTTTCCTGACATTAGACTGGAGCCGCTTCGACAAACGCGCCTATTTCACATTGATATCAAAGATCATGGCCACAACCCGCCTGTTCCTCGATTTCACTCAAGGCTACTGTCCTACGCACAACTACCCTACCTACCCTGATTGGGATGAGACAAACACAAACCGAATTCAAAACCTATGGCTTTGGACTCTGGAATGTCTCTTCAAATCACCGATTGTCTTACCCGATGGACGCATGTTCATTAGACACTTCGCAGGTATCCCTTCCGGCCTATTCATCACGCAGCTTCTCGACTCATGGTACAACTACACCATGTTAGCCACTATCCTCAGTGCTTGCGGATTCGATCCGTTAGCCTGCATCATCAAAGTCCAAGGAGACGACAGCATTGTCCGCCTCTATGTACTTATCCCTCCTCAACAGCACGAAGCCTTTTTGCTCAAATTACAAGAACTCGCTGACTACTATTTCAAAGCAGTCATCTCTCTAACCAAGAGCGAAGTTCGTTCCGAGCTAAACGGATGCGAAGTACTCTCGTACCGCAACCGCGACGGTCTTCCTTTTCGCAATGAGATACTGATGCTAGCGCAATTCTATCACACGAAAGCGCGAAATCCAACCCCCGAGATAGCAATGGCACAAGCAGTAGGTTTCGCCTACGCTTCATGCGGCAACAATCGCCGTGTGCTTGAATTTCTTGAAGCGGTCTACGACCACTACAAATCCCAAGATATCAAGCCCAACCGAGCTGGTCTCGCTCTCGTATTTGGCAACTCTCCTGACGTTGTCCTCCCTCATTACGAACTCGATCACTTCCCGGACACATTCGAGATACAACGTTTCCTCACTTGTACAAACTATCGCAACGAAACTCAAGAAGCCAAAACCTGGCCTCGCGACGTTTTCAAATTTGCGCCCG